TCTTGGGCTTTAACTGAATCAGCTACTGCTTTTGGATCGCCACCTGTATACTCTTCACCAAAGATAGCACCTCGGAATCCTGCATAAATTTCTTTCCCTAAATCTTGAAAAGCCGATCTTATTTCAGGATCTGAAAATACATTTATAATAGCCCCTCCAAGACCTGCAGCAAGTAACACAATGGGGTGTTTTACTCCAGCTGTCATAGCAGTAGCTAATCCACCAAGAGCTCCAATTGCTGCTGAATTTAATGCTTTTCCTACATTACTTTCTACTGCCTCAGGGTCTAATCCAAGACTTATTTCTATATTTTCAAGACCTTTTTCTAATTCATCTTTAAAAGAAAGAAATATTCCTCCAACAAACATTGCTCCTATAAGTTTTGAACCTATAGCCCGCATTTGCTTCTTAGATTTATCAGTTACAATAGCAGTTGGGTCTGCTAATCCAAGGGTTAACCCCCTAATAAGGCCATCTCTAATTATATTATTTTTAAATATTTTGCCTACTAAATGTAGACCAAGCCCTGCCATAGCCCCTAATCCACGACCTGAAAGAATAAATAAAGGAACAGCTATTGCTAAAGCGCCAGCAAAAGCATTAATAAAATTATTATTAAACTCTGTACCTTCAAACAAACCAGAAATAATACCTTTCCCAACTGACGAAAGAAAAGCACCAATATTATCAACTATTTTTGAAGATCCTTCTTGATCTACGCCTAAAAAAGCTTCTTGAAGGCTATCTACAATGCCTTTAGAAAGTTCTTCTATTTCTTTTTGTCTTTCAGGATCATCTGCAACGCCTTTCATAAAAGCTTGATAACTTCCAAAAGTTAAAAGAACAGGAAGACCTCTACTAAATGCGCCTTGTATAAGACTAACAAAAGCAAGACCTGCACCAATAGCAGCAAGTTGTAAAGCTGCAGCAGTAGTTTCTGGAAATACTATTGCAAGACCGCCTCCAACAGCTGCAGCTGCAAGAAGTCCTTTGTTTTGATCTAAGAATTTAAAGGCATTTTCTAAAGAACCACCTATTCTTTTAGTTCGGCCTTCTTCGTATGGATTAACAAGTACTTCCTCACCTAAAAGAGCATCTTGTATTTTCTTACTTTGTTCACGTATTCTTTTAGTAAGATCTGTGTTATCTTCTGGAATAAGATTAAGCATACTTTCTTTTAAGTTTCCAGCTTTTACATCAAGTCCTACTATATCATTTAATCTGTCATAATAAGTTTTAAGAGCATTTGAATTTTTCTCTAAAATACCATCATAGCCACCTAAACCGTCTATAGTAGTTTTAATTGTGCTAGAAACGCTACGTATACCGTCTCCAATACTTTCAAACAAAGGTCTAAGCGTTTCTGTTAAATTTAAGATTCTTCCTATTGCTTCTCCACTAAACTCAGTTAGTTTATCTAAAAACTTTTGAAATAAATTAACGTCTTCTTCTAAAACTTCAGTGTCAAGAGAAGCTGGAATAATTTTTTCTTGAAATCCTGGAACTTTTTGGACTATATTTTTACCAAATAATGTGTTATATAATCTTTTAATATTTACTATAAAGTTATCAATGCCTTTTGCGGCTTTATTAAAATTTTCTTCAAAACTAGGAGGTAAAGTAAATTGTCCAAAGAAAGCAGAAAAATCAAATTGTTTTGTATTTTCATCGTAAAAGCCTTCAAAGGTTATTATGTTTTTAGCTTGATTTAAAAATTTATTAAAATTACTCTTAAGATTTTCTGCTGCTGCAGCAGGGTCAAATTCTACAGTAAAAATATTTGTTAATGGCTCAAATGTTTTTTTAATATCACTAATAAATACTGCTGCTCTTAGCTTATATAACATAAAAGTTATTTCAGCATTGTCTGTAAAATACTTTAAGCCTTTAGTAAGATTTTCAATTCCTGTAATAACTGCATTAGACCATCCGGTACTTCTTGCAATTACATTTAACGCCCCTAATAATTGAAACCTTAAAGCATTACTTACTGAGTCTACTGTTTTCTCAATTAAAGTAAATTCTTGAGCAATTTCTGGAGCAGCTTTTTGAATAGCTTTTAATACAGCCTCAGTTGTTAGTTTGCCTTCTGCAGCTGCATCTCTAAGCTGACCAAAAGGAATACCAATACCATCAGCAATAGCTCTAGCAATTCTAGGTGTTTGTTCTAAAACAGAGTTAAGTTCTTGCCCTCTGAGCTGCCCTGACGCTAAACCTTGGCCAAATTGAACAATAGCTGCTCTAGCAGATTCAGAGGAAGCACCAGAAATAGTAACAGCTTGGTTAATTGTTCTAGTAACATTTAAAAGCTCTTTTGCGCTAGTTCCACTGCCTTGTAAGGCTAACCCAAATCTATTAAAAGTTTCTGCTGTAGTGCTAAAAGAAACTCGTGTTTGAGATGATACTCTTGCTAAAGATTGCATAGTAGAGTTTAATTCTCTACCCCTGCCAGTAACAAGAGCAATTTTATTTTCCATGTTAGTAATAGAGTCAGATGCTCTTGTAATGCCTTTCGTAAAAGATGCAATACTTAAAAAAGCTGCACCTCCAATGGCTATTTTATTAAAAGCACTTTGTAATCTTTTAGTAGACTGCTCGATATTACCAACTGATTTTTGTAACTTACCTAGATCTTGTCTAGCTTGAGTACTATTACTACGTACTCTAATTTCTACTCCACTCATATGGACCTCCTTAATAAAATTGCCCCCTAACGATTCTCTTATATTAGAGAGCCATCAGAGGGCAAAGTATTCTTAATCAGGGGTTGGTATGCCAATTTTAACTAGCACTTGTTCAATAAAATATTTTGGTGCTTGTTTACTATGGCCATTATTTAGTACACTAATATAGTCTACATTATTAAATATTCTTCCTTCTTGCTTTGCATTAGGATTTAATCCTAAAGCAAGTGCTACTAGTGTTTTTTTATTACCAATTCCTAGTGCTTCTTTAATAAGCAAACCAGTATCTAAAGTTGGTCCTGACATAGTTTTTTCATTTTCCCAACCTTGTCTAGCTTTACCAGTATCAACAGGAGTAACTATTTTAAGTTGTTCAGTAGCATAATCTATTTTTTCATGTATATCTGCAGTAGCAAGGCTTGAAACTTCTTGTTCAATTCTTTTCATTTCTTTTTGAAAATCAGCTACATCAATATTTACTTTGATAGACATTATTTTTGTCTCCAGTTTAAATTATCACCGTCTCTAGCAGCTAACATCTTTTTAAGAAATTCGCCTTTAGGCACTGCTCTATCAGGTTCTTGTAATAGCTTTTTGTTTGTATTTTCTTTTATAGCTTTTAAAGAAGGAAATAAATTTTCTCCGGATTCTTTAACACCTTGTGCTTTTAAAAGTAAATATGTGCGTTGGTCTTCTTGCCAACCGATTGGTCTTTTATGAAAAAATTCTATCCATCTAAGGAGTTCATTATAAGGCATTTCTTCTTTTAAAACATACACAGGCATTTTTAAATGATATGCAATTTCAAAAAGAGTTTCATCCTCTTGAGTTAGTTTCCCTGAGAAGTTCCACCAGATAATCCAGAGAATTCAAGAATATTTTCTGATAATTCGTTTAATGCGGCAATAGGAAAAGTGCTAAATTCTTCATTACTTAGATCTTCAGCGCCTACTACAGCAATTTTAATTACACCACGAAGGAGTTCTGTTTGAGAGTCTTCAGCTTTGCTCTTAGAAGTTTTTTTAATCATGTCTTGAACTTTAAGAACTTCACCAACTGACAATTGACGAACTTCAACTTCGTCTCCCATAAAAGGAAATTTTTTAGTAATTACTTTTCCAACTAAATGTTTCATATTTTTTCCTAACTAATCTTATCTTTTTCTGTAAATAAATTTGGATTGTTTGCTTGAAAGTCATCAAGCATTTTTCTGCACGTATGTAATACTGATAGTGTTTCCATAATTTCTTTTCCAATATCTGAGTCACTATCAAAGTCTTGAAAGCGCTCAAAGCTTTTACGAATACTAATATCTACACTTCGGCGCATATGCCTAAAGGTAGTTCGCATTACAAACGTTTTACTAAACGGTTTGTCTGTCATACTAAGTCTTTCTAATAGGATTAAGGAAGCCCCAATTAAGGGACTCCCAAAGTATTTTAATTTATGGTAGTGTAACTGGTCCAAAGAAATCAGACTGAGTTGACATAGTAACCGTAGCGGTTGTAGCGTCTGTCAACGCAGGATTTACTAGGATAGCTTCGATTTTACCTGTAAAGTAAAATTCTGTATTACCATAAGCCAACGCTGTATTTGCAGTGTCAAGACTTGCTGCAAGTGTAGTTGCTTGTGAACACATCATAAAGCGGAATGCACCTTGTGTACCAATAAGAGCATGGAAATCATCCATGTCATCAGGAATATAGTTAACAGTAACTTCAAGTGTTGGTGCGTCAGACTGACCTTGCACCTGAGAAGAAGTTGCTTGTCCATAAACAGGTACGTTTACGATGTTAGCAGGAGTACCAATTGAAGGGAATTCACGTACTGATGGAATTCGTGAAATAGCACTAGCGTTTGCTGTTACAAACAAACCTGCGTATTCAGCAGCAGTGTCTACAGAAGCTGCAGGTGCTGCTGCATGAAAGTCTAGGTATGTAAAAATACCTGAACTCAAAGATGAAATATGAGCCATTTGTTATTCTCCGTATATTTTAAATGGTATTATGTATTGTGCGCGATAAAGCGACTGATTAGCTGGGTCTAGCCCTTCTACATTCAAATAAGATTTTCCAAACTCTGTCTTATTAGTTAAAATTTTATTTTCAAATGAGTTGTCTAGTATATCTGAAATTTGCATAATGCGAGTTTGTCCCTCGCCAGCTTTAACAAATATTCTAACAATTAATAAACCTGAAAGGCTTTTATCACCGCCATAAGCTAAATGATCAGAAGCACTAGGAAGAATATTAAAACGACAAAATTCATTACTGTTTGAAATTGAACCCTGATAATTTTCAGGATACATTGCTATGTTATTACTTGTCCAAGCTGATGAGGCAAAAACACTATTAACATCCGCTAAGATATTGTGAAACATTTTAAGGTTCCTTTGTCAAAGTGGCTTCAATAGTAAAGTCGTTATCAGTATGATCTGTTATATTATAAACTACTGAGCCTACAGTAAGCGTATCATAAACTGATAAGTCAACGCCTGATTTTAAAATAGCTTTATAATTAAAACCATCTCCAGCAGGTCTTTCTGAAGACTCAATTATAACCGATACTGTAGCGGAAGTAATAGTACTAACAGTATTATCAGTAGCAAAATCATAGCTTGTAACTGCTTTAGTTGATAGTGTAGCAGTCTTAACAAGATCTCCTGCTCTATTAAAAGCTTTATTAACGGCAGCTGTTACTTTTGCTGATAAAGACATTAGTTAGCCCTCCACCAAGAAGAACCCATACCTTCTACACCTCTTCGAATAAGGTGACGTAAAGGTTTAATTACAATACTAGGTGTAATTGAAGTTCTTGTAACGTCTCCATTAGTATCAGATAAACTAATACTTCCAATAGAAATGCTTTCAAAGGTTTGAGTTGTTTGTGCTAACAAATCTTCATTGTTTAACAAATGCAATGCCTGTTCATAAACAGCAATTTTAACTTCATTAGGAATTTCTGACTCTGTAAATTTAACTTCTAAATTTAATCTAGGATTATAATGAGAAGTGTTTTTACGAGGCCATGCAAGAGCTTGGGAAGAACTAACAGCAGAACCAATCCAAGAACGATTGTCTATAAGCTGTGTAGCTGTTACTAGTGCATCTTCTTTTAACAAAGCAGAAGCAGCATCCCAAGACGCTGCATCAATTCTAGTTTCAAAGTAAGTTTCTGCATCAGCAACTGCAACATAACTATTAGTATTTAGAACTAAAGCCATTAGTCCCTCCTAAATTATTATGAGTGGAAGATTGGCAAGATGCCCAAGTTCAGAGCATTCATTTTACGGCCCCAAGAAGCAGCAGCAGCATAAGTTGCGTTTGTTGCAAAGGCGTTTGTTGCGCCTGACCAGTCATAACCCATTGGGTGCATGATAAAGCCATAACGATACCAAATGTTAGTTGAACCACCACCAGTGTAAGAAGCCGCATCACGGTCTACTTCAACAGGAGTTGGAACACTTACGGGTGCGTAAGTTACTGAAGCTGGTTTAATCAAGAAAGAACATTTAGTTGATTGAGCATTCAAGTCACCTGAAGCAGCACCAGAAATCATTTGGTTTGCACGAGTCATTACCAAACGGAATTTTCCACCAAATACGGTTTGGAATTCAAGGTTGCCATCTTGTACACGAGTTTCGTCTACTAGGTTAGCCGCACGCATTTCTGCCATAACTTCTGGTGAAGTTACAAGATACATAAAGTCTGGTTCATAGTCTTTGAAGCCCATACCTAATGCTTTAAACAAACGCTCACCACGAGCAGCGCCTGTAGCAGTAGAGTCAAACAATGGGCGAGCATCTGAAGAACCTGTTGCAGCTGCACCAAATTCACCAAGAGCGTTAACGTCTACAAAGTGACCAGTTGCAGCAGCATCCCCATCTGTATCAAATGCAGTGTAACCACCGTTACCTGAACCACCTAGATCACCAAGAGTAACTTCGCTTAGTGCTACACCTTTAAGGCAAGACAACAAAGCATTACCCTCATCGTCACCACGTACTTGTGCAAAGTCACGAGCAATTTTAGCAAGACCATCTTGCTTTGAAATTACTTCTTGCAAGTTAACTTGTTGCGCACCAAATGTACGAACAGTCTTGATGTAATCTGAGATATCAGTTGTGATATCGGTGTATGTACCATCTGTTGCAGAAGACAAAGAAGCAACGTTAATGTTTGCTGCAAGTGGTTGATACCAACGGAATTGACCTGTAAAGGATTCTCCGTTAGCGTTGATGTCATCACGTTGTCCTACAATACCTGATGAGTTTAGTTTCTTTTCAGTAGTGTAAGCTTCGTCTGCATAAGCAGAAATAGCCAATGCTACATTTTGAAAGTCTGTATTTGTAATAGCCATCTTATATTTCCTTGTATATAACTATTTATATTTAATAATTGAAACTACCTAGTTGTCCTTTTGCAGCAAGATTTAATACTTCCTGTGTTGACATTTCACTAAGTGCTTTCTTTTCATTAGTATTAGAAACACCTGCTGGTGTTGCCGTTCCTGCTCCTGAGTTAGCTTTAACTCGAAACAAGAAAGAATTATCTTCATTACTTGAGTAAGAGGTAATAAAGTCTTGAATAGTAGTTCCTGACTTATGAACCCAACTACCGTTTTCATTCTGAACAAGTTGCTCAACAATATCACGGTAAGCTAGTTGACGACTACGATCATTTCGGAAATCTAAACCACTAAGCAATGAATTAACAACGCTATCTCGATTTAACTTAGTATTTTCTTCTTCGTAGACTTTTAGTTTAGCTTCAAGATCAGCAATTTTCATTTCTGATAACTCTTGAAGTTTTCCTTCTTCTTCTAGCCGCTTCATCGTTTCTTGTTTTTGTTGTTGTTCGATTTCAGCAGCTTTCTTAAGAGCTTCGTCTCGCTCTTTAGCCATGCGGTCAACATTAGACTTCATTTTAGCAAGTCTATTGGCAACCTCTTGTTCAATTGGATCAACACTGTCAGATGTTTCCTCTTGAACAGTTTCTTGTTCATTAGTCTCATTGGACTCTTTTTCAGTTACTTCTTCTTCAATTACTGTATTTTCTTCACTCATAATATTTTCCTTTCAAGCACAGCTTGAGGTTAATGTTTAATTTTGATTCACAGAATCTAAAAAGGCATAGGCTATTACAAATAACTATGGCCCGATACCATACCAGTCCTGCCCGTCTTTAAGCGGGGCTAGTATGTCTTTTCTTGTTATTTTATTAGGAGGGTCAATAAGACCCTGATCTTTAGCTTCTTTAAGAAGCCTTTGGTAAGTTCTATAAGACATTCCTTGTCTGCGCATTTCTTTAAGGGTTTTTCTTATAGTATCGCCTTCTAGGGCATCTGCATAGATGGTCCTTAAAGCATCTTTTGCACGTCTTGCTTCCCCTATATTAGTAAAGAAAGCATCGTGAATTGTTCCACTGTCTACGTTATTTTTACGCGCCCATAAATGAAAGCGCCTAACTATAACAGCATCGTTACTGTGGTTTCCATTAACACCTAACCCAATTCTAGCATCATTAAGAGAGCCTTTACCTAAAAGCTTTCCATCTTCAGCACTAGATTCGTATATGTTAGATATTTTTCTGTTTGTAACCGGATCTCTAAATTCAATACGCTCTTGAATTTTAGGACGGTATCTTTGTGTCATTATTTTGCCATCAAATGTAACCCACGGAATATCAACTTTTTGAGTTTCTTCAACGTAGGCTTTAGCAACTTGTTTCCAATAGTTAATAAAGTTATCAGTAACAGGCGCTCTATCAGCAAGATTTTTAGACATAATTCTAGATATTTCTGAGAACTCTTTTGGTCCAATAATGCCTCTACGAGCATTAGTAAGCTTGTTAACAAAATCACCAACATCAGGATGTATGTCTTGAGCTTGTTTTAATAAGGTACGACCAACAGGTTCGTTTTTATTAATTAATTCTACAAGTTCATTTCTAAAGCTTTTAAGTTCTTCTACTGTACCTGTAGCACCTAGCCGTTCAGCTACTTTAATTTTACCATCAACAACTCTAAGATTAGCCCCTAAGTTATCTTTAGTAACTGTTATAAAGCCTTTTTCGTCAAGTACTTTAGACAGTTTATTAGCCACGTTAGCGGTTTTCGTAGCAGCTCCAGCACCATAAAATGATACCATGTTTTGAGCTTTGGCTGCTTTAGCAAGATCTTCCCATGTAAGATTAGCATCTCTGAGTGCAGGTATTTTAAGAAATTCTGGGTCATTAACTGTATCCATTGCAACTAAGTCATAAAGACGATTTTTTTGAGTTGTAGCTAAAACATTTGAAGCTTGAGAAACTGCTCTGTCTCCCGTAGAAAGCCCTATGATTTGAGCTCCACTAGATGAAGCATCATTTTCAATCATAAGTTTTGTTTTATAGCTAGTTATAGGTTTACCCTGTTTAAGGTGTTTATCAATTCGAGCATATTCAATTGCCATTCTACCCATTTTAGGTACTTCTGGACCTTCTAGACCTCTTATTAATGGATGCTCAAGAAACTCTCTAAGACGTCTGTCTCTTTGAGTTTTAGACATCATAATATTACCTAACTCAATAATTTTAGCTTCATTGCGATTAAATATAGCATTACGCCCTGCCTGAGTAAGAGCCTCAGTTCCTGGACCGATTAATGCCCCTATTTGAATTCTAAGCTCATCTAAAGCTTCAGTACTCATATTAACAGCTTTTCCTGAATTAAGAAAAGGTCTAACTAATTCACCGCCCGTAGGTGTAAGATATCCTCTGTGATAAACTCGACCTCTAGAATCAATAAACGCTTGAGTCCTAAAATTTTTCCCTCTCTGAGCATGATACTTAGCAGTAGACATAAGTCCATAGCCTTGTTCTCCTCGATTTAAAATTTCATGACGAAACTCATTAATACTGTCATAGTATTTAGATTGCCCTCTTGGATCCCTGAATCTAGCAATATCATCCATAAACCCGAAGAACTCGTTATCAACTCCATATTCAACATCCATTACATGATTAAGCATTTGTGCCATTTCACGATCAATTTGTTTTTTATCGTAATCCGGAAATTTATCTCTAGAAATTAAAGGTATTCCTGTTTCATTACCTCTAGCATCTACATATGTCTTTTTGTTAGCTTTTACATAAAGCCGATCTCTATCGTAGACAGTTCCAAGCCTTCTAGCAATAGTAACTTTACGCTCTGCTTCTTGAAGTTTAAGTAATGTTTTATCTACAACAATTACTTCTCTAGAAATACTGTCTGCCCAACCACCAGAAGCCCTGCCTGTGTCTAAGTCTAAAACACCTCTACGAGTTTTACCTCTAAATTGAACTTTAATAAGACCTTGATCTACCATAAAGTCGAGTATTCTAGATCCTTCTTTATGAAAGTCTTTTAAAGTATGCTTAGTAAAAGGTATAATATTTTCAAAGTCTTTAGAAAATCTTTTTCCTATATTAATAGCTAAAGTATCATAATCAGTAGACTGGCCTGATGCAACTAACTTAGTAATATTAGTTAAACTATCTAAAGCTTTTTCATCAAACAACTTAGAAGTAGGTTTTTTATTTATAATTAAAAACTCAGCATCTAAAAGCCTACGTATAGTTTCTCTATTACGGGCAGCTAGTTTAGTAATCAAAGAATCAGAAGGTTCAGTTACTAACTTTTGTAATTTTAAAAGTTTAGCAAAACCAGAGTCTTTTTTTAATTGTTTAATAAGTCGTTTTTTAGTAGGATACTTATCAGTAAATTTTTTAAAATAAATTCTTAATGGCGCTCGTCCTTTAAAAAACATTTTAGTAGCTAATTTTTTACCTTCAGTTCTACGCCATGCGTCAATATATCGTTGATCTTTTAATTGGCTATCAATTAAATTTTCGAAAGTATAGTACTTCCCCATGATTTGAACTTGAGGTTTATCTTGAGACAAATAACTAACAAACATTTCAGAACGTTTACGTGATCGTGTATCTAATAGCCTAGAAACGTTTTGTACAGCAAATCTATTTTCTGCTCTTAACACTGCAGCAACATCATTCCAAGGTTTTTTATCTTTTGCATAACGTTCAAATACGACTCTTAAGTTTTCAATTACAACAGTTTGTTGATTAACTGAAATCTTATCGTCTAATCCTGCTGCAATGCTTTCAATAAAATCTTTTTCATCTTGTTTGAGAAGCTTAGAGTTACGCATAAAATCAATACGTTCTTGATACAAATTAAAGTCAGGATCATAAATGTTATTGTTTTTAATTTCACCTGTTAGTGGATCAGCACTAAAATTACGTTCATCAAACTCATTACCCACCCTACGCCTAGAAGCAGTTTTTCCTGCAAGGCTAGTACCTTTATAGTCTGTTAAAGACATGGTTTTAGAGTAGTCATCAGCATCAAGTAAAAACATTTGCCTTACTAAAGCTTTTTGTTCTGGTGAACGTATCATAGAACTAGGGCGTTTAGCTTGAATATCTACTGCTTGCTCTCTAAGCTTTTGCTTAGGTGCAAATATAGCAGTAGCATTAGTAGCTTTATTTCTTAAAGCTTGAATAGACAGTGCTTTACCTTTAGGTGTAACATATTGCTCCGCTTTTAGTTTGCCTTGCCTAAATAAATTAGCTTGATCCATGCCCCCAAGAAGTTTAGATTGAATATCAAACGCTTGACGTTTTAACCATGCTCCGTAAGATTCTACTTTAGGTGCAACACCTGAAAGCGATTCTTCTTTCTTTTTTGCAAGGTTTGTTTTATTAAGCCTACTTGTAGTTTCTTTCTGAAGTTCTTCTTTAGACTTTAAGACAGGCACCAAAGAACTACGGCAATTCCAATGCAAAGGGGGAGTAAAGCGTCTATCACTAACATCATAAATCTTTCCATTATGATAAGAACAAATAGGGCTAGTACGACTATCAAGCACAGCAGTAAAAACATAGCCTTTTACTACATGAGAGTTTGCTTTTACAACTTTGTTTAAGGCTGCAGTTTGAGTGCTTGTTATAGAGGTTCTAGTTAAAGTTTTAGCTTGATGCTCCGTAAGCTTAGTAGTTTTAAGAACGTTATTAATAATATCTTTAGGCGCTTCGCCTTTAGCAAGTCCTGCTTTTACTTTAGATTGTATTCTAACAAGTTCACCTGCTGAAATGTTTTTAATGTTTTGAGTAACTGTTTTAACACCTTTAATGTTTTGTCCAGTTATTTCAGCAAGTAATTCTTTACTACGTGGCTTTGATACCTTATAGAATTTATTAAGTTCTTTGTTTAGATTGTCCGAATGAAAGTCCAGTTGAGACGTTGAAAATTCTTTTAGAGAGCTAGTCTGATGAGTTAACATTTCTCGACCAAAACGATTTATTTCAGGAGTAACATCATTAGTTAATCTTTCTGACAATATATCTCTAAGCCTTTTTCTATGCCTACGCATAATACGTTTATTTTGTAACTGAACACCCTCTTCGTATAGTCTTACGTCAGTCATGTGATCGACAATACGATCATAAAGTTTTAAATTGATATCCATCTAGTACTCCATTGAGTAGTAAAATGTTATTCCTCAATATCTATCTGAGGATCGGCGCTATTTTGTACTGCTAGCGGATCAGTTTGTATTTCTTCAATTGCTTCTTCGTCACTATAATCAGCAGGTAAAAAGTCATTGTATTTAGCAATGTTAATCCAAGTTGAACGACTAATAATTCCTGACTGATACCATTCAGAAACAAGACGCATAGCACCTTCACCGCCTACAATTGGAGAGAAGTCACTAGACATTTGGAATTCAATGTCATCGCCTGTATACATAGTATTGTAATACCAGTTAAGCATAAATGCCATTACTTCACGAATAGTACCTGATACCTTAGCATTAAGTGTACCTAGCTGTGCTGTTTGAGAAGCATTACGGATTTCTAGTGCTACACCCGAAGCTGCTTGCTCTGGTGAGAGCATTCGAATACCCATCTTAGCCATTTCTTCTACTGTGCCTTGAATAGCTTTTTCCATGTCAGCTAAAGCTGAAGTAGGTGTTTCAAGTACAGTGATAGATTCATCTTTACGTACTCTTAACCAAGTACCTAACCCTGCATTTACAATGTCGTCAAATTCCTCGTCTGTCATATCTGATTGTACAACAGGGGTATAAGTAGCAGCACCGTAAAGCAGGTGATTTCGTCTTGATACTTTATTGTAAAGAGAAACTTCTCTATCAACAAGAGGCATAAGAACAGGTTCAACTGGTTCATACTGACCATTAAGAGGCCAAGCAGGAATACGCATTAAACGTTCACCAAACATAGTTGGATAAACTGTATTGACTTTTGTAAAGCCTATTTCACTAACTGATTCTTTGTATTCTTGTTTAATGTCACCATTAAGAACTTTAATTTCATTGTTAGTATCTGGGTGTTCATAGTAGTCTAATACTAGTCTTCCAGATTCATCAATGTAATGATCACAAACTGTATCTACATAGTCAGGATGCCAAGGATTTTCTGGTTTATATTTTTCTACTAAGTAACGAGTAACCCAACGAGTTAAAGTCTTTTGGCGTGTAATAGGATGAGTAGATAACTGAATGTTAATAACGTTTTCAGCTTCAATTACTACTGGATACGGCTTAATCATAGCACGTTCTTCAGGAGTTAAATTGTCGTACTCTTGCTCGCTAACTTGAGGTCTATCTACATAAACCCAAGCTCTTGATGTTTGAAGTTCTTCCCAGAGAGCATTATCAAGAAAGTTAAACAATGATCTACCGTCTAGAGTAAAATCATTCTTAAGCCATTCTTTAGCATCATCTGGTAGTTCTTCAGGTAACTTTAAATGAGAGTCTTTACGCAATAAAGCGCTAATAAGTACTTTACAGTATTGAGCAGTCAAGCCTGGAAGTTCTGACTCTGAACGATAAAAATCATATTGCTTTTGACTCATACTAGGAGAAAAAGGAATAAGAAGGTTTTTATATTCTGCTTCTAAATACTCATCGTGAGCTTTAACGTTATCTTGTCCTTGTAGAACCGCCCTTGACCGTTTCCAAAGTGGTTTCAAAGAATGATAACTTGCACTTGGATCGGCAACAGACTTTTTAACACTTTTAGTTGGTTTAGTTAACTGTGCCATTATTTATTTTCCTTTACCACTTTACTTTGTTCGCCCAATATGCGGCAGACATTTTGCCTTTGGCTATATTAGTAGCATGACGAGCTTTCCAAGCTAATCTACGTTTACGATAAGATTCTGATTCATTAGCTTTTTTAGGAGAACCTACGGCTCCTTGAGAACCAAATCTAATAGTTTTAATTTGATCACCAGACTTAGCCACAACAATATGAGACTTAGTTGGATGATTAGGAGTACGTTTAGGCTTATTAAAGCCAGAAACTCCAGCACGAGTAAGTCGTGAGTCTTTCTTTTGAGCCATAACGATTTCTTTCTATTAATAAAAACAATATACATTAAAATAAACTTTAAGGTATACTTTAAAGTATATTATAAATAACCCCAAGGGTTCTTCTTAAACGTCAGGTATTGTGAAGAAGCCCCGAAGGGCTTCCTCTGAATAGAGACTGTCAGATGTTTAATCTGTCTCTTTGTTATCTTTTATTCTTAAACGTCAGGTATTTATTTTTTGCCAAAAAACTTACTAACGCCTCGCATACCAATGCTAGCACTAACAATACCTCCAAGAGAGTATTGATACCACGCTGGCATAGCTTCAAGGGCTGCAAAGCCTTGAGCAACAATAACATTACCCCAGTCGCCACAAAAAGCTAAAATTAAAGGTATTGAAAATAATAAAGTTATCCACTCGTCTTTCCATGAGTTTTGAGTAGCTTTAATTGCTTCAATATCCCAATCAATTTCACCTGTAGCTTGTTTAACTTTAATTTCTGCGTTGGCTTTTTGCACAGCTACTTTACCATCTACCCACGTAGACGCTAAGCTACCTACAGCACCTATAATTTGACCTATCATGAGGCTAACTCAAAGTGAGGTCCATCAATAAATGGACGTCTGTTTTGTGATCTTCGAGTATCAATGTAAGACATCATAGCAGCCTCTGCTGTACCTTTCCAATCACGAATATCAGGAATATGCCAAGCAGCTCCCCAACGTATTGGAACACCTTCTGCAATAGCAGCTTCTTTCATGGCGTCTGCAAGATCATCATAAACATTAAGTTCCCAACACCCTTTACCGTCTACATAGGCCATAAGGTCTACAGCGTTACCGTCAAGATGTTTTGATTTTAAAGTTTGAGATTTACCTGCCGCTACTAATTTCTTTTGTTCTTCAAGTGTTCTAAGTCCGTACACAACACCAAAGTCTACTTTAGTGATTTGAATAGCCTTATGCACTACGTTAACCAAGTTATGATTAACACCTTCTAACTTGTCTAATGATCTTTTTGAGAGTTTAAAAGACATTTTATCTCCTATTTTGTTCCGAACTTACGAATGTAGGAAGGATCTTCATCGTAAGCTTCAGCCCATTTGTTTTCTGTAAAAGTTGCAAAATCAATTAAGTCATTACTGTCTATAATTAATACTTCAATTTCTTGCTGCATAACTTTTACTTGTGATCCTAAGTCTTGAATTGTGTGAGCTTGCTTAGAAACCCACCATACTCCTGCTGCTAATTGAATAGCCATTGCAAATACTAATGCAACAGGAAGTTTTAAATCATTCATATTATTTCTCTTTATGCTTTTCATTACCAAGCCATACAGCAAAGCAGCCTGTTAGTGCGCCCATGCACACTGAAACTAAGCCACTCTGTTGTACTGTAGGATCTGGCAACGACATATACCAATGCACTGATTGATATGTTAAAACTGTAACAGCTAGCATCATTAAGCGAGGCATAATTTGCCACTGTAAAATTCTTTCCATTGCTATTGCCATTTATTACTCCTATTTTTGTTTTCTTTTATGCCAAAAAAGATTTTTGTATCTATCTTGAAAGACAGAACTTAAAAGCGAACGTATTGCTTTTATTTTAACTTGATCATGTTTTTCTACATTTAATTTTAATTTTTCTCTTTTAAATGGAATTACTTGAACAATAGGGGTACCTTTAGGTATTATCCATTCTCCTATTTCTTCGCCTGTCCAAATATAAGGTAAATTAACTTCTTGATGATAAGTGTCGGTATCTACTGTTCCTTCAAATAAAACAAATTGATTTTCAAAATTATTAGAAGGATTTTTAAATTGAGTTGACCAACCTTTACTAGTTTCAATAGTCCACGGATTATTAAATTTTAAAAGAACTTGTCCTAATTTAAATTTTTTTAAAGGACAAAGTTCTCCGACTTGAGCCCAGCCATGATTAGATAAATCGTAGCCTAACAATTTTTCAAATCCTTTAGGGAATTTCATCCATATAAAAAGACCATCTTTTTTGATTTCATTAACTATTTGATTATCTACTAACCGACCTTTTATTTTTGATATTGGATCTTTTAATTCTGGAACGTTCCTTATTAAATTGCCACTAGCATTATAAAGCGCATATTGTTGTGTTACTTTAACATGAATCTCGCCCCATAGCGGGATGATATAACCCTGAGACATAGCGTCTAGCATAGGCACACATTTTTTAGCAGTTGATGGTTGGCTTTTATCAGTGTTTTCAATTTTTGGTTTTAATTGTTTAAACCAATTAGGAAGCGCTTTATTTGCTTCTACAGGGTGTGGTATTACATCTAGCAAATGCTCTGCACAACTAAATGTAATAATTGGTTTTTCTTTTTTAAATATTCTAATAATTTTATCTAACATAATTTTTTATACTTATCTTAAAATATGGAAATATCCGCTGGCTCTTCGCTGTCTAAATTGTTAGGATAATCTAACCAAGCTTGACGCCAAACATTTAATTCTGATAACTCAGATTCGCTCATTGAATTAATCCAAAGAGGATTTAATTTGTCTAATGTTTCAGAGAATTTTTTAGTACGTTTTTCTTGCCTTAAATAAATTTCATGTTCATTTTGTTCTTGATTACTTAATAAATTAATATAAGGCTGTACTTCATTATTTTCTAAAAATTCTCTTAACAATGCATTATTGTGCAAATTTTTAGGAAGATCTGCTTGAATAGAAGTTGTAATGTTTAAGTGTTCTTCGCCGCAATCTACATTAAAAATAATTTGGCCAAGCGAATCGTAAGATGCACTATGAATTTTAGAAATTTTTAATGTCATTTGTTTTTTCCTTATTAAAGCAGTTTCAAGACTTGCTTAGGTCTTTAGGTTTAAAGATCAACATAATTAATACTTAAAAATCTATTATCATTACTATTAATAGAAATACTCCCTCCAGCAGCTAAATAATATTCAACTCCTGAAACAGGTCCACTTAATCCGGAAGAAGAATAAGTTTCGCCTACTTTAACCCATGATCCTGCACCTGAAAAATTAAATGGACCTCTATTTGATTTACTACCTGTATAACTTAAGTAGCCCCAACGTCCATTAGTTCCTCCATTAAAAGAATTACCTGAAGGGTAACTTTGGTTAGTAGGATAATTATTAGATGCTAATTTTTCAGCGCCGCTTAAATAAACAGGGTCATGTATATCTTCTAAAGTAATAGCCTTATAACCATCAAGAACTCCTGCTACAGCAATAGCACCTGAAGCACCATCACCTCCGTCACCAGCTGTATTATTATTAAATCCAGGAGTAGCAGTGTTATTACCTCCCCCTCCAGCGCCAATTGCATTTGCTGTTAAAGTACCATCATTACTAGCATTAGTAAGATCATAAGTAATAGTTAGAGTTTGACCGTGAGATCCACCATCACCTCCGTTTTCACCGTAAGTATTTGAGTCATTAATACCGTGACCACCAGCACCCCCTGCGCCGTAAGAAGTACTAGGGGCATCACCCCCTGTATAACCCCCTGCAGGAGAGCCTCCTGGACCAAACACAGAAGCTTCTCCAGAGTTTCCTGAGTTTGCTGAGTTACCGCCGCTTTCATCACTATTAGCTCCAGATACAAATCCGCTTAATCCACCAGTGCCTCCTGCTGCACTATAGGTCCGAGTTCCGTTAAAGCCACTAGCTCCATTTAAAGTAGCAGTAGTTGTGCCGCCGCCAGCGCCTTGTAAAGAAGAAGAAGGGGCAAAATAGTTACCTTGCGCACCATGGCCACCGCCACCGCCGCCGCCAATAATGGTAACAGTATGAATATCCCCCTTAGATAAAGTAATATCTTGATTAGTAGTGGTAATTAGACCCCCTGATGCATTAGCCGTGCCTCGTTGATAAAAAACAGGCTCGTAAACCCTTAAACCAGTTTCGTCATCATGAATAATCCCTTGAAGGGTTCCGTTAGACAATTGAGGATGCGTATTACCTGCTAAGCTTGTATGAGACAATTGAAAGCCTGTTGCAGTATTACCTGTAGTACTAGTCCTACCAATATAAAAACCGTCAGTACCAAAGTCAGCAGTAGAAGTTCTTCCTGCAATAAATCCGGAAACAGGTCCAGAAAGTTCTAGCGTGTTGTCAATATCTACATCACCTAAGCTTGCAGTAATAACACTTAGGCTTGTTACATCAATTTTATCTGCAGTAACAGAATCAGCTGATAACGCATTTGCAGTTACTGTACCGTTGACTAGTAAATCTCCATCAATAAATTCTGCTTGTTCTGTCCAACTAGTATTAGCATTATTTCTTAAATAACTTGTTGCTTCATCATTATCGTTAGAGACAATTAATCTGTCTCCAGCTACGACAGTTAAACCTGTAGCTGTTGAAAAGTAACTATTAAGAGTAGTATTGTTTAATCCAGTAACAGAGTTAGTATTGCCTGTGTTATATCTCCACCAACCAGCACCTCTAGCTCCGGTAGCTCCAGGATTTCCAGGATCACCTTTATTATTATTTAAAATAATATTTAAAGTTGCAGAGCCAATAGAAGTAATATTGTTATGTGAATAAGTTATAAGTATAGTGGCATTTTGATTAGATATATTTGTTGAAGCTGAAAGCCTACTCACATTTAACTCATCAGAAATATCACCATCTCTTGTACTTAAGGTTCCCCAACTATCTCCTGATCGTGCTAATCTATATCTTCGTTTTGCAACTGTAGTAGATCCTTGTCTAAACTCAAAATCAACATCAATATGATTTGCTGAATAAGTACCTGCTTCTTGATCTTTAGTAATACTAAAAGTTGTTACCGGATCTGGATCTGCATAAATTGCATCCACACCGTCTTCAACTGTAAAAGTATTAGTAGTGTTATCATCATAAGTAACCGTTACAGTAGTTCCCGATTTAGATACTGAAGCAATTCCATTACCATCATCACCATCAATACCATCATCAATTGTGCTAGTTGTACCATCATCATAAGTAATAGTAAGTTGATTACCAACTTTTGAAACATTACTTACTCCATTAACTGTAAAAGTATCAGTACTACTATCATCGTAAGTAACAGTAACAGTTTGATTTGTTTTTGATACAGAGGTAATCCCTACACCATCAGCAATAATATTTAAAGGTGCAGAAGCAACAGATGTAATTCCACCATGAGAATAAGTAACAGTTAGTAAAGCAGAAGTTCCAGAAATAGAAATACTAGGGGTTAATCTACTTACATTCGTTTCATCAGAAATATCACCGTCTCTAGAAGATATTGTGGAATTCCAAGTATTACTAGATCTAGCAACTCTATACCTTCTTTTTGCTACTACGGTTCCGGCCTGATTAAAAGTAAAATCAACATCAATATGATTTGCAGAATAGCTTCCTGATCCTGTTTTAGAAATATTTGAAACAGTAACATAATCAGGATCACCTTGAATAGAGTCTACACCATCTTCAACTGTAAAAGTATTAGTTGTACTGTCATCGTAAGTAACAGTTACAGTAGTGCCAGATTTAGTAACACTATTAATTCCATTACCATCTGTTCCATCCGTAAGTGTACTAGTGCTTCCATCATCATAAGTAATAGTTAAAACACCGTTTACTTTACTAACAGAAGCTACTCCATTTACAATAAAAGTATCGGTAGTTCCATCAGTATAATTAATGGTAACATCATCACCTGATTTTGATATGCTCCCAATACTTATCCCTACAAACCTAGAAAAAGTAAGACCTGAACGAATTGGCAAAGTAGGCAAGTCACTGTCATAATTTTTAAAGGCAACAAATTCATTAGAGCCTTTAGTATAACTTTGAGTATTAGTTGCTAAGTTATCATTATTAGCGTAAATAACAGCTACTTTTTCTACAGTTTTAAGTTGAATTGTTTTGTTTTCTATTAATAGTCTACTAGATAAAGAACCTAAAGAAGATCTAGATCTAATACTAAAGTCGTAAACTCCTGTTTGTAAGCCTTGAACATCAAAGGTATTAGAAGTAGTTGTTCCTAATTCGGTCCAAGTTGTTCCGCTATTAGACGATATTTCAATTAAATACTCAATTGCATTAATATCATTAGCAGTAACCCAGTCTAATCTTCCCGAATTTGTTCCAAGAACATTACCACCATCTAAAGTGAAAGTTCCACTTGAAGGAGGGTCTAATGTAAAATCAAAAAGAGGCTGAGTTATAAACGCAATATCATCATTTACGTTCCAAGCTAAGTCTTCATAATTAAAAGAATAAGCTTCAATTTTTACTGTAAAATCAGAATTAATCTCAATTGATTGAACTCTATAAATATAACGAGGTTGAGCCACACCATTAACATATTTAGTAACAGTAGTATCAATATCTGATTGAGGCAAGGTTATATTTATAAAATCTCCAGGTTCTAAGCTTAATCCTTTTTTATTAACAACTAATTCAATAGTATGAAACAATCGCTGTTGTCTTACTATTTGTTCGGCTTTAGCTAAAGCATGATAAGGATCTGTAACCCCGTCCAAATTCATTCGAGAGTGAAAAGGTTGATTTCCATCTTGTGTTTTATAAATCTGATAAGGAGAATTAGAATCTAAACTAAAAGGAGGCCAAGTCATACTGTCTTCTTTAAAGTCTTCATGTTCGTTTAAAAAATCTACTGTAGCTTGATTTACTCTTTCGCTAGCACTAGGCCAAGATAGTTTAACTGTATCTCTAATAATGGAATCTTCATTAAAGTAATGTTGAGAATTTACTAATGCTGATTGTTCAGAAAGGGTTGTAGGGTACTCTAAAAGAATTTTATATTTGCCTTCTGAACTCCAAGTTAGTTCAGCTTGGCCCATAGTGCTTAAAATTCTTTCCATGTTATTACGAATAGTATCGCCTGTATCTAATGTAATATTACATTCGTATAAAGGTATAGGGCGTGTAGCGCTAAATTCTGTTTCTACCCACGTTGTTTTATTCCAGTACCAATACTGACTAGTATTAGAAGTATACCATAATATATTTTCATAAGTTCTTTCTTCTAAATCTCCAGGTCTGTCACTTAAATTAGGAACGGTAATTATTTCTTTTTGTCCGTTAACTTTTCCCCCAACAGTTCTATCAGTAGCTACTATAGTATCTGCAACATTTGTTGCGTTATAAAAAGATTCTAAATCAATTTCAGATTCAGATAATCCTCGTCCGTATTTATCATTTAATAAGTAATCTAATAAACATCTTGCAGGGTTATTAGAATATTGATATTCAATATTTCCATTTGACTTTTTAATAGAATAAGTATAATTTCCGCTAGTACCAGATCTAACGATCCAAGGTACTTTTTGACCTTTAATTAAAAATCCAACTTCAGGATCTCCATTATAATTATAATCATTTCTATCTAAACGATAGGTTGTTGAAGCAAAAGCTACGTTAGTAAAAAGATTATTACTAGAAATATTATTAGCAGTAGCAATATTATCCGCTACAGCTGTTATTTCATCACCTCCGTTAAAAGTTCTAATTAAATGTTTAAATTTTGCATCGCTGTCATTATAATGAATATTATTTACTTTAGCCCATTGAACACCTTCAATTCCTGCACGACACAAAGCGTATTGAACATGAAGAAATTCATTTTTACTACCACTTTTGTTGCTGTTAGTAAAATTTTCTGCAAAAGTTTTATCAGAGTTATCTGTTGCAGAATTAAACCCATTAGTAACTTTGTGTTTTACTGCAATACCACCTAATAAATTTTTACCATAACAAACAGGAATATCTTCTGCTTTTCCTCTAACTGTAAAAACAAAACCTTTTCGCTTATCTGCTTCAGCTTTCATTCGATTCATTTGAGCTTGCTGATAAGCAAAAGAAGCAATAGTCATAATTGCTCTAATAGCACCCTTTGCTGCAGGGGTAGAAAGTGCTCCTATTAACGCTGATAAAGGCATTTTATATTTTCCCCCACTTTAATGTTACTTGACTATTTTCATAAACTTCGTCAAAAGAAGTATCTTGATCGTTACCTCTGTTTTGAGACATACTGTCTTTTGAAGTTAAAAAAGATCGAGTCATATCTAAATCAGACATAGGTGAAGTTCCCTCTAGTATAGCTAATTTTTCTTCAAAGCTGTTATCAATAGAGGGGCTATCTACTGTTCCAGAATAAACATCTAATACTTCACCTGAGCCTAATAAAGGTTCTTCGTTAGAATCAAGCAAAGCTACTTTAACCGTAATAGGCTTTCCAACAACATTAATTCTAAATTCTTCTATCATTTGATCAAGAATATCTGCAATAATAATTTTATAAGATTCTCTATCAACTATTGAAGAAAATTTAGGGGAATCATATTCATATAAACCACCATCAGCAAGATAAGTGTTTCCATCATAAGTTATATTTCTATTAAAGCTTGTAAGATAATACGTAGTGTTAAATTCTAATTTAATTAAAAAAGCATATTTAATTATATCACTATTTAAAATTGTTTGAATTGAAGTCGGAAATTGTCTCATTATACTGCCTCAATTAAATCAATAGTTCCTGGATTTGATAAAATACCGTCTGTAAAAGTTATGCCTTGTATATTATCAATACTTCTATAATAAGTTAAAATAGCACTACTTCCACAAAGAATAGAATTAGAGGTAGTAAGGCTTGTTCTTAATTTAGGGTATATCCCAATGCTAACCGCAGAACTTTGATCAAAGTTTGCGTCATTTGTAGTTATATAAATTTTATTACTGTTATTAAACTTTATAAAACTACCTTTAGGTAATAATCCATTTGCTGAAGTATGATTTGCAGAAATAGAAGACGCTCCTGCAGCAGCTACTGTTTGTAAAGTAGGATTAGCAGTTATAGTAGTAGATTTAGACACAGCAGGTAATTGAGGCATTATCATTGTAGAAGTAACGTCCATGTTCTGAACTGTATTAACAAGAGATTCTATTTCAGTATCTTTTGTAGTTAATATATTAAAAGAAAGTTCCCATCGTTGAACATTTTGAGACGCTCTTTGCTTTTTTAAAGAAACTGTGTCAACATCAAACATAGGTTCATTTGATCTAACTGTAAACGGCGCAAGAATTTCTGCACCGTCAAAATAATAAGTAGCCATTATACACTCCTTGGTCTAGCTAAAAGTTTTAAGTTTCTTTCTATGAAACTTACTTGACGACAATGAATTATGCCTTCATTTTTGTCAGAGGTTGTGACCCACCAACCATCTTTATTAGCTATCATGGTTGCACCATAACTATAAGCTACATCTCCTAATATGGGTCTTCTATTAGTTACAATATCGTAACTACAATACTCTATAAGCTTTTCTAAGTCAAGATCTTTTTTAATTAATCCTCTTAAAAAACCAAATGTATTTGTATATTTAAAGTCTATATTTCTAGAAGCCTCAAGCCCTGTTTGGCGAAGCTTTTGATCGTAGATTGCGGCAAATGTCCAACAATCATTGTATCCAAAAGTAACTTTTTTTACTTTTAAAGATCTATTATTAATTTCTTTTATTGCTTTTTTTAGAGCAGTATCTTTTTCTTCCTCACTAAACATAATTGTATCTCTCTGCTACAGAGTGCCACAGAGAGCAACGATAAGACTTATTGGATAATTACCTCCATACACAAGCCTTAACGCTACTCTCTGCGTCTCTTTTATAACTTCTCTTTAATAAACATTCTTACTAGATCTGCTACGATATCACTACGCACAATATCGTCTACTGTAAATTTAACTATTGGTAACGGTATACCGTTCTTTTTAATTAAAGCACAAAACCTTAATAAGTCTTGACCTTTTCGCACATCTGACTGTGCTGGGTCTCCCATAAGTACTAACTTAGAATTTTCCCCTAAACGAGTACTAATTGCTTTAAGCTCATCAATCGAAAGGTTTTGAGCCTCATCTACAAGTACTAAAGAGTTCTCGAAAGAACGTCCTCGTATTGTTTCAATAGGTTGAATTTCAATGTCACCTTTATTAATCATGTACTTATACTTTTCTTTACCGAAAGCCCGTTCAAATACTTCGAGCATAGGTAAAAGCCAAGGTGTCATTTTTTCTTGGATAGTTCCAGGGAAATGCCCTATGCTTTTACCTGTAGGTACGTTAGCACGAGTAATTACAATTTTCTCATAACCGCCTTTTTGGTAAAGATGTGCGACCGTTCCTGCGCTGCAGTAGGTTTTTCCGGTTCCAGCGCAACCAATAGTAACAGTAATAGGATAGACTTTAATAGAGCGAATGAGTTTATCTTGCTTTTCATTCTTTGGTATAACATGAAATCCTATCCTGTGTATATTATTTTTAGTAGCATAACGAGATTTTCTTTTGCTCATTAAGAGTCCTTTATTCTTGTGGTTCAGCCTCTACAGATGCAGCTAGCATATTAATAAATGCTTCACGACCTACATTAAGCTGATCTAAGTTAAATCTTGCGCTAGATAGCTTACGATCTAGGTCTTGGATATGGTTAAGCATAGTCACTTGCTCTTCAGTCATATCCTCAATGTTGTATTCTTTATCGTTGATAGTGATGGGGGTCTTTTCATTTTTACCCATGTCTAGTCTCCTTTAGGGGTTAAGTTAAGTGTTAGCTGCAATAGCTGCATTGGCAGCAGTCATATCTTCTGTAGTCCAGAAGTCTTTTGCAACCATTAGCTGTAGATGCTCTACGTTGCGAGACACAGTGTCAGCCCAATCAGCATCGTCCATGTCCTCTGGTTTCCCAGCGTTTAATAGATCAACAGAGTGACCCATTGCTGTGTAGTGTTGTGCGATTTCTTCCGCAGTTGGTGTATCAGTCATGTCTTTCTCCTTTTCTGACTAATGTTATGCGTTTTCTAGGGCAGTGATCCGTGCCTCTAGGGTTTCAATCCGATCCATTGCCTCTTGCAGTGCTTTGACTGCTTTCATGTAGAGGATGGAGTATTTTACCGACTTGGTTGTTGTGCCAAGATCATTGTTGTCAGCATCTACGTCTGGGGTTTCTTTGATCAACCCAGACATTCCTGCCGCTTCAATTTCTTGGGCAATTACACCAATACGCCAATGTTCATCACTATCACCCTTTTCAAGAACATCCGACTTCATTTTATACTTACGGACATTTAGAGCTTTGATGTCATCCCATTGGCTAGAAGCGTCTATAATCTGTTCTTTTAACTTTGCGTCAGAAATTGCGCCATAGCTGTTATCCGCATTTACAACATCGCCATCGGAGTAAATAATAAGCCTTTCGGCTGATGTATCTTGGCATTTTAAGAAGTAGTTTGAATTATTATCTGGCGCTGCGGCATTAAAATACACAAAAAGGCCATAAGGACTTGCGTTTGAGCATTCCATTCTAGCAGTTGCTGCCGCCGAATACTCAAAGACAGGACGACCTCCATTAACCCCATCAAACCACAACCTAGGATTACCATCCCCATCCGACAGCACGATGTTGTTGCTTGAGGTGCGGATGTCCAAGCCGCCTTGGTTGCCGCCGTAGCGTCCAAGGATGGTGTTGTTTTGACCTGTTGTTACATCAACACCTGAATTGTTACCAATAAAGGTGTTACCATTTGCGGTTGTCACGTTATATCCCGCTCGTCTACCAACAAAAGTATTCGCTGCTGCCGTTGTTCCGCTATACCCAGCCTGATACCCAACTGCCGTGTTGTTGTCTGCGGTGGTGTTTAAATGTAGTGCATTATGGCCTATGCCTGTGTTACTGGAGCCAGTGGTATTGGAAACCAGAGCATAACCAACAGCCGTGTTGTTAGTGCCAGTAGTGTTATTGTAAAGTGCTTGTCGGCCTAATGCTGTGATAATAGTACCAGTAGTATTACTATACCCAGCTTGATACCCTACCGCAGTGTTGTTGCTTGCTGTGGTGTTAGAAAATAAGGCACGATTACCTAAAGCGGTGTTTGCTGCACCTGTTGTGTTATAACGAAGTGCATATGCGCCAAGGGTTGAGTTGTTATCGCCTGTCGTAACATATGCGGAATTATGTCCAACAAACGTATTTTGAACAGCGGTGGTATTGCTATATCCTGCACGAATACCTACAGCAACCAAACCCCCAGTTGTAGTAGAATAACCCGCACTTTCTCCCAATAAAGTTACTTCACCAGTAGTGACACTATACCCAGCCTGATACCCAACAGCAGTGTTACTGCTAGCGGAGGTGTTGTTATATAAACTCTCAAAACCAACAGCTACATTGTTACTGCCCGAAGAATTAAGGCGCAGAGCCTCTTGTCCAAGCGCAGCGTTGTTGTTGCCTGTCGAGGTGTTACGCATAGCCAGTTTACCTACAGCGGCGTTTTGGCTACCTGTTGTTAGGCTCAACATACTTTCACGACCAACGGTGGTGTTACCAATGCCTGTTGTAATATTGCGACCTGCAAGTGAACCTACAGCCGTATTCTCATAACCAGAAGTAACGTCTTCTAGTGCATACTCACCTACAGCAACCTGACCACCAGCAGTAGTGTTGTTGTAAGCCGCACGATAGCCAATCGCTGTGTTTCCGCTGGCGGTGGTGTTGTTTAGCAGTGCTGAGTGGCCCATAGCCACGTTGTTTGCACCTGTCGTGTTTTCATACATAGCACGATAGCCAACGGCAATGTTTAGACCACCAGAAGTCGTATCATTCATTGCCTGATAACCAACCGCAACGTTCTGACCTGAGTTTGACTTGTCTAGTGCATGGCTACCAATGGCAACGTTATAGGATGCAGTTGAGTTAGCTGTTAGTGCAGCATAACCTAAACCAACGTTATCTAGGCCTGTAGTATTCGCATCTAAAGAGTTTCTACCGACAGCTACGTTTTGATTACCTGTCGTATTGCTTAATAATGCAGTAGCCCCAACAGCGGTGTTGCTTGTACCTGTAGTATTTTCTTGTAGTGCAGAGTTTCCTAAACCTGTGTTAGTAGAAGCTGTTGTGTTTTTATAACCTGCACGTTGCCCCATAAAAACATTTGATCCACCAGTAGTATTAGCATACCCAGCCTGATAACCAACAGCAGTGTTGTTGCTGGCGGTGGTGTTGTTTTCAAGTGCTGATTGCCCAACCGCAACGTTATTATCTCCTGTTGTGTTGTTAAACATCGCATCACGACCCAACGCAGTGTTCAGTGTGCCTGTTGATGTGTTGTACATTGCCTCTGTACCAACAGCGGTGTTTGTACTTGTTGTAGCATTTCTAAGGGTGTTGTATCCAATCGCTACATTTTTTGGGCCTGTAGTTAGTAAATACCCCGCACGGTACCCAACGCTCGTGTTGTAAGACCCAGTATTGACAGAAAGAAGTGCTGAGTGACCTACGCCTACGTTAAACTGACCTGTAGTGTTGCTTTGTAAAGAACGGTTGCCTACAGAAACAAGATAGCTACCTGTTGTGTTTGAGTTTGACGACAAATCTCCAACTGCCACATTCTCAAAGCCTGAAGTATTGTTTGTAAGTGACCTCGCACCTAAAGCGGTACTGTAACTGTCACTGTTGTTTGAATAAAGAGCTTGGTATCCAACTGCTGTTAGAAGCTGACCTGCCGTGTTAGCATGTAAAGACTGATGACCAACCGCAACGTTACTACCGCCTGTGGTGTTAGCTTCAAGAGCCTGTGCGCCAACAGCTACGTTATAAGTAGCGGTGGTCTGATTATACAAAGAGTTTACACCAACAGCTACGTTGTTATGCCCTGTCGTAATGTCCAACATGGCGGCATAGCCAACAGCCGTGTTGCTTGATGCGGTTGTAGCAGAACCTAGGGTATCCATACCCAAGGCGGTGTTATAGCTACCCGTGGTGTTAGAGAGCATTGCGGTACGACCAACAGCAACGTTTCGTACCCCAGTAGTATTGGCTTTTAAAGAACCTTCACCAACCGCCGTGTTTCTGTTACCTGTGGTATTAGCAACCATAGCTGAACGACCAACAGCAACGTTGTATGAGCTTAGGTTGGCTTTAAGCGCACCTTCACCTACTGCAACGTTCTCCAAACCAGATACGTTTGCTTCCATCGCCTGAAAACCGATAGCGGTGTTATAACCACCTGTGGTGGTGTTTGTCATAGATAGACCGCCTACTGCGGTGTTGTAATTACCAGTGGTCAAATCGTTTAGTGCACTGCGTCCAATAGCGATAGCATCGCCGCCAGTGTATACACCCGTTTTTAGTGCATCACGACCAATAGCAACTGCATTAGTACCTGTGGTTGTTGCAGCCATTGCGCTATCACCAACCGCAATATTTCCTGAGCCGCTAAAAGACCCATCGCTCAGGGCATTATTACCTAACGCCACATTATCTGTGCCTAAAGGATAATTCCCATCCAGCTTAATCGTGCCGCCATCGACTGACAGCCCATCGCTGGTCAAAGTACCCGTGACTACGGTGTTCCCTGCGCTGTTTATTTCTAGTCTGTCTGCCAGAACACCATTTATAAGCGTCTGGAAGTGGATAGAACCATCTTCAGATCCGTTGTTGGTCTGATCTGCGACACTGTAAATGCTTGCAAACGTGTTTGTAGAGCCAACTGTATCTTCGCCTGTAAATGTAATTTGACCAATTAAGTCGCCGTTAGTTCCTGTGCCAGAGTTTCTCCAAAGGTTTAACTGAGGGCCAACTAAAGCGTCCGTATCTGTAGAGATTAAGGTAACTTGTGCGTTATTATCAGCAGTTGTAAAAGTGCCTGTCCCATCTACAGTTAGCCCATCGCTGGTCAAAGTACCCGTGATATTGACACCGCCGCTTTCTGTGGCGAGTTTGGCTGCGTTGTCGTAATAAAGGGTTACTGCACCATTAGAAGTACCGTTTAGTATATTTTCACCAGTCGCAGTTTGAATGCGAACATCTGTGCCTTGAAGGTATAGAGAACCTACCCCGCCCTCTTTGACATATGAACCTGACCCATCATGGTAAATCTGTAGGTCAGACCCTGCGCCGAAGATGGCTTTGTCGCTATCGCCGAAGGATACGTTACCAGTAACACTACCACCAGTAGTCATTAAGGCTCCTGCAGCAGTTACGTTAGTTGTATCTGTTACATCTGCACTAGCTTCAATACCATCTAGCTTAGTACCATCAGCCGCTACATCACGACCATCTACTGTACCTGTAGCTGCAATATTACCATTAACAGTTAATCCTGCAGTTGTATAAGTTTCAGTTTCATCTAGCTTAGCTGCAGTTACTGCATTATCCGCTAGCTTGTCTGTAGTAACAGCAGAGTTTTCTATTTCTGCAGTTGCTACTGTAGCATCAGAAATAAAGTCTGCTAAGTTTCTTGCTTTAGTCATAATAAACCTTTCATTTTTTATTTTTAGGGGAAGCCCCTTATTCCTAAAGAGCTTCCTTTAGGTTTATATATTAAGTTTCTTGTGCTGCTAAGTGTGCGGCATAGGCATCCTTAACAGCCTGTGTGTGAACTGCGTTACAGATAGCTTGCACCTCTGTGCTTTCACCTGTGATGTCTGCATCTGGTGCAACAACATGGCGTGAAAATGATCGGCTGATCTCTGTGCCATCACGTTTGATGACCGTAACTGTACGCACTTGCACGTGCTTGAAGTCGCCCACGATCTCTATTTTGTCTTGTACTGTTTCTTCTGTTAGTGCCATCGTTTATCTCCTTTGATGGTTGGACTGTCCGACCCAAAGCTATGCAGTGGGTTAAGCTGAATTGTAGGATACTTGGATATAAATAGGCCGTGCATTTTGCCACTCGGACATTAAAAGATAATTATCTACAGCATGGTCTGATAAAAGGTAAAATCTATCCGCACTAGGAACCACATAAACAACCCCAATTCTATCAGTTGATGTTTTATCTAACCAAAATGTACCGCCTGTTGCGGAACCTTGTGCTGCAACAGTAAAAGGCAAGTTGGTAATAGTAATAACACCTGATAAAGATGTGGCGTCATTTCTACCTACTTGAAGGGTACAATTTACCCAGTTTCCAATCTTCTTATATTTACCAATAACATTGTTGAGCGTTAATTGATGACCGCTAGTATTTGTATCATATACAACAGGCGTCCAAGTCCCCTCCTCATAGTCATCCAGCTTATTAGCCGACCCAGTGCCGCCAAGGTAGACACCGCCAGAGAGGTAGAGGTCTTTGAAGCGGTTGTTAGTCCAACCTAGCGTTGTAAGACCGTCAGAGCCAGAGCCAGTGCCGTTAGGGTGAATTGTGTTTAAACCATTGTGGAACTTTACAGTAGTAACATCATTACCAACTGTTAAGTCATCTCCACTAGTCCCAATACTCCCCACAGTGGAGCCGTCTTTGCGGAATAAAGCAATAACACCATCAGACGTTTCTCTATTGAAATCTGCTGGATTATCACCGTCTGCTGTTACCAAAAGCTGACCACCTGCCCTGATTTCAGTTCCTACTACGCCAATGGCTAAAGAAGTCTTACCCACCAGCAAGTTACCGCTGCTGTCGATGCGCATGGCTTCTTCCGTAGTACCAGATTGACGTGTGTCAAACCTTATATAACCGTTAGACGCATCTGTGCGTTTACCATAGATTGCTGCATGGGCAGTTGAAGTAGACCAACCGTTTGTAGTTGAATGCCAAAACAATCCGTTGCCACTATCTGCCGATGTTGAGTTTGTCTCAATAAATATATTACCACGGTTTGTTAGGCTTTCACTAGGCGAACTCGTTCCAATGCCAACATTACCGCTGCTGTCGATGCGCATGGCTTCTGTGCCATTTGTGCCAAAAGCCATAAAACTATTTTCATAGTTCCAAATGTAAGCATCAGACCCCGCCATTTGGATTTGCAACCCATCTCCCGATCCAGCGCCAGTTGTTGCGTTCTGGAAAGCCATATAAGGTGCTGATCCATACAAAGATAACTGTCTGCTTGGCGAACTCGTCCCAATTCCAACATTACCTCTATCAAGCACAAGATTGCTAGTGTAATCTGTACCAGCATTTCTTACGTTAAATTGATGTTTTACTAAACCAGAACTAACAACTTGTTGTAATCTAAGATCATATTCAGAACCTGCGGAAAAACTTGTGTATTCCCAGCTTTGTACATCATTGGTTCCAGCGTCACCTGCACTAGGTTTAACTACTAATCTTGAACCAGAAAAAGAACTAGGCGAACTCGCATTAATCCCAACTTGACCGTTGCTGTCGATACGCATGGCTTCTGTGTTGTTGGTGTACATTCTTAAATAACCGTTTTCACGGTTTCTAATTGCTGCATTTATGCCATTAGATTCTAACCCAATAGACAAACCATCTGTTGCTGCTGATCCACCATCAGCATGAGTTATATGTACATAAGAGTTTGAAGATGCGTCTGACTGATGAACGTGTAGCACGTTGCTAGGCGAATCTGTCCCAATACCAACGTTACCACTGCTGTTGATGGTTACTGCGTTGTTTAGCTTTAAATCTCTAAAAGCACTTGCACCTCTATCATAGGCTTGAACAAACCCAGCAGAACCCCCTGCTGACCATCCTAATTCAACACCATCGTCACCAGCTACATCACTAAAACGTGCGTCACCTACAACGTCTAGTTTGAAGCCAGATGTGACTGAACTCGTTCCAATACCAACATTGCCTGAGCCATCTATTTTTAACCTCTCAACAGGGTCAGAGCCTTCGCCACCTTCAGACCCATCGTGGGTGAAAAACCGTAGATTTCCACCTGAACCATTTGTGCCGTGAGTGCTTCCTACGATTTTAGCCACAACATTAGGCCCATCGTTTGAACCGTCAGCATTAAAAAACTCAACCTGACCTAACTCTGCGTCTGCTGCGTTTGTTGCGCCACTTCTATGCAATCTAAGAATAGCTGAAGCTGATGTTTGAAAAATGTGCAAACTCGTTTCAGGGCTGGCTGTCCCAATGCCCAACCGCTCAGCACTTGCATCCCAGAAGAACTTTGCCGTGGTGCCTGTGTCCTCGTAAAAGCTGATGTCGCCGTTAGTGTCAAACCTTGCCCGAATTTCTCCTGCGCCACTGTCAATAACAAGTTCATTTGTAGGCTCTTTAACAATACGCCATACATCAGAACTTGTCTCTTGAAACCTAAGCATTGAGTGTGTAGTAGCGTCAGTGTCAATCGTAATTAAGGCAGACGAACTGTCGCCAATGCGAGAGACTGTAAGGCTATCAGAAGTAACATTCCCATCCACAGTAAGCCCATCGCTAGTCACTGTGCCAGTAATATTTAAATTACCTGTACCAGTAATATTATTACTGTTAAGGTCTAAGTTACCACCTAGTTGTGGAGTAGTATCTTCAACTACGTTATTAATGCTAACTGCTTGTGCTCTTGCATCTGTATAGTAAAGGTTTGTAGAGCCTTCTGTAATTTCATCTGTATTATCTTTAGTAAGAATAGAAGAATCAACGTAAGCTTTAATTGATTGCTGAGTTGCTAATTTAACATTGCTATTGGAGACCATATCGTCTTCATCAAGAATACCTGTTACAGTAGTAGAGCCTGACATTCCTAAGTTAGAAAGCCCTGTAATACTACCACCAGTAATAGCTACCTCTGCACCAGATTGACCAGTAAAGTTACCAAAGACTTGAATTTCAATAACATCATTAGCAGCCGCCCCACTGGTTAAAGTTACAGAATCTCCTCCAACGTTAACTGTGTAGTCTGTTCCTTGAATAAGTCTAATACCATTCATAAACAAACTAAGTAAGCCAGCCTTATCAATTGCTAAAATATTACTATTATTGTCACTACCGCTAAAGACTGTTTGGTTAGCTGTAGCAGTATAAATAAAATCTGTTTTAATTCCTTCAATAGAACTAGAAGCATTTTGCCAGTCTGTTCCATTGTATACTTTCATTACGTCATTAGTAGTATCAAAGTAAATAGCCCCTGTTAAAAGAGCATCTCCATCATTGTCTACGGTTGGGTCTGAAGCCTTAGCTCCTAAATATCTATCATCAAAACTATCATAAGAGGCTGCAGCATTATTAGCTGACGTTAAAGAAGAGGCCGCTGAGTTAGCTGAAGCTGTTGCTGAGGAAGCTGAGTTAGTAGCACTTGAAGCTGCATTAGATGCGCTTGTAGCAGCTGCTGTGGCACTATTAGATGCTGCTATACTAGGCGCTTCCCAAGAAGTTCCATTATAAAACTTAATAGCATCTGTTGTACTGTTATAGTACATAGCACCTTCTACTAAGGCATCTCCATCATTATCTACAGTTGGATCTGATGTTTTAGTGCCTAAAAACTTATCATCAAAGTTATCAAAAACTGTTTGTACAGAAGCTAACGAGGTAGCAGCCGAAGTAGCACTTGATGCTGCATTTGTTTCTGATGTGCTGGCTGCACTAGCAGAATTAGCTGCTGCAGTAGCACTTGATGCTGCATTTGTTTCAGCTGTTTGAGCACCACTTTGGTAGTTAAGTGCATTACTTTCAGAACTAGCTGCTGCTATCTTAGAACTATTTGCAGCTACTGCGTTAGCCGCTGCGTTAGCTGAATGATTACCTGCTGTTGTAGCACTAGAAGCTGCTGAAGACTCTGATGTAGCAGAATTGTTTTCTGATACTAAGGCTGCTGCTGCGCTTGCTGCTGCTGCATTAGCTCTATTGTTAGAATAAGTAGCATCACTAGCTGCACTAGTTGCACTATTAGCTGCATTAGTCTCTGAAGTTCCTGCATTAGTTTCTGAAGTAGCCGCATTAGCTGCACTTGTAGCTGCTGCAGACTGAGATGCTAAAGCATTAGTGGCTGCTGTACTTGCAGTAGTAGCATCAGCTGATACACTACTCTCTGAACTAGCTGCTTGAGCTGCTGAGTTAGCAGCGTTAGTAGCACTGGTTCCAGCGTTAGTAGCAGAGGTTGCTGCATTAGTTTCTGAGGTAGATGCTGCACTAGCACTAGCGGCAGCTGCTGTAGCACTGGTTTGAGCTGCTTGAAGAGGATAAATCCAAGAGCTTCCATTATATACGCCAAGATGCGAAATAGTACTATCAAAGTACAAAGCACCAGTTACTAAAGCATCATTATCATTGTCTAAGCCTGGAGCACTAGATTTAACTCCAAGAAATCTATCATCAAATGTGTCCAAGGCGGCTTCTGCAGCAGTCTTAGCTGCGGTAGCTTCGGCAATAATAGTAGCACCACCAAGGTTAATATCTTGTACTTGTTGTCCGGCTGCATTAGAAATGATAACATGAAAGTCACCATTACTGT